ACCAACCCTCTGATTGATTCGTATACTTCAGATAACCCTTCGTTTCTATATACAGTTTCACCAAATGATTTGTATGCTTTAACTGCTTCTAAGAATGCATGTTTTTGTTCTGTAGTCATCTCTGAGGATTCTTCATCTTCGTTTTCTTTAACGAATGGTTTAGCGTATGGGTCAGAATAAACTTTACCTAACTGTGGGTTGATAGCTTCATTCAGTAAATCTTTTAGTTTTTTCATTTCTTACCTAATTGTTATATAGCACAGATTCCATCTATTTCACAGATGATATCACGTACTAATGTGTTAATTTTTTTATATGATTTTAAAGAACCAGCTTTAACAGATTCATTTACAGGTTTCATAAATGCACCATGTGTTGATGGATTTGAAACAAAGTCCCAGCATATCAAATCAAAATCATCTTCTACTGTTACGGTCTTACCATTAGTAGATTCTTTTACCGAACCCATACCTCTTGAAGATATACCAACGGTGCACCCTGCTTCTAATAATTCTTTTAGGATATTTCCTGATGGAGTTTTTAGTACTTCTACTTTTCCAATCACATCATTACCTTCCCACCATATATCACGTATTATATGGGATGTATTTTTTAGTTCAACAACAGATGCATCTGGATGGTCTAACTCACCATATGCTCTATTTTCTTTAATCTCTCTACCTTTGTACTTATCCACTTCTCGTTTGAGAATACCTGATGGGTATATTCTACCATTTTGGTTTTCGGATTCAGCTCGTTGTAATACACCTTCAACAATTAATCGCCCATTGTGTTTAGTCATGGATTCATTAAGTTGCTTTGGTGTTATACTGAATGGTGTTATGTCTACTAATAGTTTACTCATTACTTATCCCACACTTTTCGTTTCCTATACAAATCAAACATAATTTGTGCTACTTCATATCTAATAAGTAACCTGATATCTTCCAAATCCTTATTTGAAAGGCCTTCTTTAATAATATCTTTCTTTTTAGGAATCATGAACTCAACTCTTTTAGTTTATGTGCTACTTTTAACAATCTTTCAGAGATTTTTCCAAAACGTTGTTGTGTTGATTTCCAATATTGTCCGGTATGTACACCAGCTTCAGTTTTTAACTTTGTGTTCTGATTAACGATACGTTCCATTTCGAACATCATACGATTTATTTTTTTAATAGAATCGTTTACCTTTTGGTAATCCTTTCTAGTATCATCTTTTTTATATTCTTTATAAGATATTTCATTTATCTTAGATTCTAGCTTTCTTTCCAACGATTCCATTGTTTTAATGTTCTTTTTGGATTTTTTAGATTTTTTATAACCTAAAACTTCAATATGGTCATTATCTAACTCATTCTCATCATCAACAAACGCGTTTGGGGTTCTAGGAGGGCCTTCACCACCATCCATGTTACCAGTAACATTAGTTTCTTCTAGCTCTTCAAACTTTTCTGATATTTCTTTTAGTAAACTTTTCATTAAAATGCCTTTTTTAATTCAGAGTACAACTCATTATATCGTAATAATGATAAAATTTGAGATTCCGTGATGGTTTTTGAAGATTTTACTTTTGAAATTAATCTTACAACTTCGTTTACCTTAATTTTAGTAACTTGGTCGGTTATTTTTATTAATTTTATATTTTTTGTAAGTAAGTTACACTCTCTTATAACAAAACTCTTTAATTTTTTAGAATTATCAACTGAGTTTATATATTCTTTTAAAATACCACGCTGCTTATCAGATAAATGTGTATATTTGTTATTAAAATTCTCTACTAACATTTTCCAAGCAAGTAATCGAACCTCTTTAGGTTGCTTTGAGTACTCTTCGTTGATAGTTGTGATAACGGTATCTGTACTTTGAGATTTACCTGTTAGGTGTTCCATCAATGTAGATTTACAATCAACATATTCTTTTGGGTTTTCTGAATTTAAGTATTCAAACAGTTTATAGATAGATGCGTTCTCTTTATAGTTACTAACTCTATAGTTAAAAAAGTCTTCCAATACAAAATTAGATTTAATATCTTTAATTAAGTTGTATTTTTGCTTACTTAATGTAGGTGTGGTTAACTTATTTCGTTCTTTAAGAATAATATTCAAAAACTCACTAGCCTTATACTCAGAATCGAATGATTCCTTTATAGCAGATTGATATAATCTCAATTCTTTTGCTAATTCTGAATTCTTACCGAAGTGTTCTCTGATAATATCAGTTGCTTTTGAATCTTTGTTGTTCAAAGTATCGGTCGCAATTTGTCTAACAAGTAATTCAAATAGAATACCCGTATTTTTAAACTTACTATGCTTTAATTTCTTCATCCGTTCCTTATAGTTTGGTAGAATAACCCATACAGTTGGTTATAAATATATTAATTATTAGAATCCAATATATTATTTTCATCTAATAGTGATATATTATCAGTTTCTTCTTCAATTTTAAGAGATTCTGCTATAATACCTCTAGTCTTAATCTTAATTTTCATTTTAGATAACATTGAGTTCGTAGATTCTTTGTTAACCACTTCGTTTGCGTTATATCCTCTTGATGGAGCTTCTGGTTTAATAGAAATACTTTTATTTCCTAGTGGGTCTCTACCAAATGGGGATTTATCTTTCCCATATGTATTACCTTCCTTAGGTCTACCAGCTCCTTCAAAACCACCTTCTGGAGCTCCACCTTCTACAGTTGGGAATCCAGCATTATCTCCACTTTCATCACCTTGCTCACCACCACCTTGCTGTAGTGTTGCCATATCATGTGGAGTTCCGAATGATTCACCAGTCTTAACCGGGTCATTACCTTCTGATTCAATCTGTTCTTGTCTGAATGCTAGTTTGAGGTCATTAATAACTCCCATTTGTTCTTTTTTCCATTCATCATCACTCATATTGAAAATGTTTTTATACATCCATTCTTGTGATACCATTTTAAGGTCTTTCATATCTGAAACTAATGATACTTTTTCAGACCAAAGGTTTGCTTTTTCCTGCTCATATATAATAGATGGTGTAGTTAACTCTAATTCGAAGTTTACCAACTCAGCATCTTCATACCCTTGTGAGTATAAGTGAACAATTGCTATTTTAGTTAATTCTGAAAGTACAATCTTTTGGATTCTCTCTACAGAACGTGCAAATCTAATATCTTGCTGTGCTAATGTAGATTTACCTTCAACACCCTCTTCATATCCAATAAATGCTTTTGGAACTTTAAGAGCTGCCATCATTCTATTCTTTAGGTATTCGATATCATCTATACCACCAAATTCCATGCCGCTAAGAGAATCAATCTCAGTACCACTTTGCCCACCTCTTACAGGTAAGTAATAATCCTCTAGCATATTCTGCATATTGAATTTTAAGTTGTACTCACCAGTCGCTTCATCTACATATGGAACTTTCTTCATTTGGTCAATGATATTTGACATATACGAATCAACCTCTGCTGGTGGAATATTTCCAATATCAATTTTAAAGATTCTCTTTTCAGGTGCTCTCATAATTCTATGAATCATCATTGCATCTTCCATAAGAACTAATTGCTTCCAAGTCTTTCTAGCACCTTCTAATAAAGAACGACCATAAGGAAGGAAGTTTGTATCTGTAAGTAATCTAAAATGTGCTACTTGAAATGATTCTAAGTATTTACTTGAGTTTCGTTGAGACATAGCGGTTGTATTCTGCTCATCTACTTCAAATCGTACTGAGTATGGGTTATCTAAATCGTAACCTTCTTCTCTACGAGTTTCGTAAACTGATAATGGTTGTGCATTTACTACACCTAACTCATCATCAATATCTAAATGTAAATAGTAATCACCATATTTGTTCATACCTCTAACCCATCCCCAAAGATTGAACTCAATATTCAATACATCGTAAAATAGGTTGTGAAGTGTTTTCTTTAATTTTTCATCAGATGATTTAATTCTAATAACATCACCCATATCGTTTTTAAGGGTCGCTTCATCAGAGTATATATCTAATATAGATGAAATGATAGAATCTTTATCCATCGATTCATAATCAGTATATAATTCTAATTTGTTTGAATGGTAATTAAATCGCTCGTTGGTACTTTGCCAATTCTTTCTTGAGTTTGCTCCATGCAATCTACCATATCTATCGTAATGTGCAGAACCTTGCTTATTACCATCGCTCTGTAATCTTGATGAATCGACTACCTTTAGTTTATCCTTTCCAACACGTCGTACAACGACTTGTGTTGCGAATAATTTCTTTAATTTACCGAATAATGAATTATCTGCCATAATTATGTGTTTATATAGTACTTACAATCTATAAATATACAAAAAATATTTAATATATCCAAATTTTATTGTAATGAATTTATAATAACCAACTTATATCTTCATCACCTTTCCCAGTGTTAACTTTCCAAGCATTCTTAGCTTGAGCTGATGAGGTTTTGAATACTCCTGAGTTTTTAGATGTTAATGATAATGCTTTTCTATTTAATTCAATTCCTTGTTGTCTTAATTTTAATGCGGTATCTCTAACCCATAGTGCCGTTGAGAATGATATAGTTAAATCATCGTTATAACCTTGCTGTGCCTCTGCTCTACTACCATTCCAAATAAATACAAACAACTCGTCTATCAACCTCTTAGAACGTATGATAGGGGTTCGTTCTCTCATATAAGTATCTAACTTAGATATAACTAACGGACGTGTTCTGCTTGACATTGTGAATCCTGGCACCATCTGAGATTTATCTTTTAAATCAAATCCTTTATTCAAATGAATATCATTATCCACATACCCCATATCTTTATAAGAATAGTATAAGTTTGTATAACCTCTATCAATTGCTTCTTGAATTACAGCCCAACCAATGTTTGCGTTTTCAATTACAAGTAATGCATCATTCCATTCGGTTGCTACGTTAACTAACATTCTACCGTAATCTTTGGTATCTATCTTACCTCTATATTCAGCTACCTGCTCTAATGATTCTATATCTATAACGTGAAATGCTGAATAATCTTTTCCATCACCCCTAGCGACATCTGCTACTACTACATAATCTCTACTATAGTTTGGCTGTTGCCATAACCAATAGTTTCCATCAAACCCTCGCTTTTCAACTGGCTCTTGCACATATGTTTCTTCGTACCATTGTAGGAGTTCACCATCAACAACTGTATAACCAGATGATATAAAATCACAATCACATTCCTGTGCTGCCATCTTTTCACCTAATAGTTGAGTTTGTTTTTCTCTCCACTTTTCATCACGTTCAGGGTGTACAGTCCAATGAAGTTTGA